GAAACCACCACCGGATACAGCAACGGCCACGTCCATGCTCGCTCTATTGATAGCAGAGGTGGTGAGGATCGTGCATGGGTTAAGTCGATGTTTGCAGGCATTGCCCATAATATGCCCGAAAATTGGAGAATCTGCGGCGAGAACCTCTGGGCCAAGCATTCGATTTATTACGATAATCTCCCATCTTACTTTATGGGATTTTCTATCTGGGATGAACACAATGTTTGTCTGCCGTGGGACGATACCGTTCAATATTTCCAACTGCTTGACATTGAACCAGTTCCGGTAATATATGATGGCGTGTGGGACGAGGTGTTTTTCAGAAGTATTCACCGCATGCTCGATCCAGAAAAGGATGAAGGGTTTGTTGTGAGGATTGCCGATAGCTACCACTATGATGATTTTGCAAGAAGCATCGCAAAATTCGTCAGAAAGGGGCATGTGCAAACTGATAAACACTGGCGACATCAAGAAATTGTCCCAAACGGCCTTAAATAAGAGCCGTGCAAGTCAAAAGGAGCCTCCGGGCTCCTTTTTTTATGGCCGCCTAGACCTCGAAGTGTGATAAATAAGTACATTGAATAGCAGAGGCCTTTAATGTCTGATTTAAGAAAATGGTTAAAAATTATGGAGAGTGTTCCATCTGTTTTTCCTGACCAACCCACACCAGAGAGATTAATTAAGAAAGATGCTACCGTTATGGTAAATCCTTCTGTAGGAGGCGGCACCGGAAGATATATGCATAGCACTCCTAACGGGGCAATGATTGATATTAAGGGTGTTGCCCGTGAATTATCTGAAGATGATTTCTCATTGCCAGAGCGCGATTACGAAGATCCATATCAAAAGGGAAATGACTGGTTCCATGCATCACAGGAACCCGACACTACTGGAAGAATGAATGACAAGCCCGAGTTTCGCCCAGGCGATATGGTAAAAATTGCTGACGTTTACGGTGCTGTAATCGGACCCGGATTTGGAGTATTTGTAGGATACGGCACAACAGGAGAAGACTGCATAATTCTATTTGATGGAAAACAAATTGTTGTCCCTGTAGAAAACGTAGCTGCTGTTCTAGAGCAAGATGCTAAAGATAACTTCGGTGATATGGATAATGACGGTAATTTGTCTCCCATGTCGTTTGGATCTGATAATGTAAAGATAGAACAACCACAAAATAGTGGAATGCAATCAAGGGAGCCAGCAATGGATCAAAGAGACGAATTTTCAAAATGGATGTCAGCAGTTGAGGAAGCACTTTCAAGCGAAGGTAAAGAGTTGGCTGAAGACATTCCGGGACAAACTAACGAATGTGGTTGCGGAAGCTGGGATTGCCCAACATGTTTTCCATCACAAGATGAAATGCCAGGAATGAATGGTGCCCTTGACGGGCTCGGCGGAATTCCGCCCGAGGGATCTGTTGTTTTTGGCGGAATAGACATGGCACCCGTCGCACCAACTCCGCCATCGATGCCACAGACTGCTTGCCCAACATGCGCCGGTGATCATCAGGGTCATGACCATGGCATGGATTCTGAGATTGATGCAAGCATGAATGATATCGATGTAGATATGATGGGTCTCGAAGAAGTAGGCATGTTCGACGAAGATGATGATGCTGTAGCTGCATTTACTGCGGCTGGTGGTAAAGTTCAACAACTTCCATATATGAATCGTCCACGTAATCCAGGTCAGTCGTTCGGGTCTAAGCATATTGGATCTGCATCGGGCAAAGAAACATCTAAGGGAGCATTGAGGGGACATAACGCTTCTGTAGGTACACGTGACAATCCTTCAACAAAGCCGGTTGTTGGTGAAGAAGATATGGATATGTTTAATGACACAGATAATGTTATTGAAAAGCCGAAGTCTGGTAAGGGTGTTAAGTTAGGCGACATTGTTACCAAGACCGAGTTTAAGAAAACCGGTGGCGAAGATTCGCCAATGACATATGGTGAAGAAAATCTCGGTGAGGGCGACTTTGACATGCCTGAAGAACCAGATTACGATGCCGATCCAATGGCAGTTAGGCAAGCACAAGACGAGATGTCTCAAATTGATCCCGATGAAGCAATGGACATGATTGCAACAATTAAGTATATGGATAGCATGGGCCTAAGCAATGCATCGAAATCCTACTCTGAATCACAAATGGCGCAGATGACTCCTAATCAGTTGAGAAAGTATCATGCTGAGGTTACAGGAGATGTGTCTGAAGCAACGCAGCAAACAAAGACAAAGTCGCAGGATTTTAACCTAGACGACATGGACGATATTCTAAATCCTAGACAAGCTCATCTGCCGGCAAATATCGACGAGCCTGTGGGTTTCGACGACGAGCCTAGCGACGCTGAACCAGGCCTACCTACAGCTTCTGCTAATGCCACAGCAGCAAGAACAGCAGGAATTACAGGCACCGAACAAATGCGCGATTTAATGAGTCGTATGGATAGAAGCGTTGGCGATACAGAGCCTGATCGTCCTCCTGTAACAGACGTAGTGGTTAGAACAGCCAGCGATGTTCCTGCGGTAGTTAGTTCGGCAATGCAGGCTGCAGGAATGCAAAGTCCCGAATGGCATTTAATCAATAACCTGCCAGGAATGGATGATCGTGCTATTCGTGCTATGGGCCGCGGCGTCTTCGGATTAATGACAACAACCCCGGTTGAAGAAATTAAGACAATTGCTAATGTAAATGGGCAAGGTCCCAATTCAGATGCCGAGATGAGGGCTGTTGCAGGATGGCTACGCGATAACGCGGAAGACTTAGGAGCAACACAAGTTGACCACAGCCGTGTTATGCCAGGATATCATCCAGACGCAAGAGATTATAGAATAAACGGAGTTAAGTTCCACGTAGTTAAAGACCAAAGTGGAGTTTACATTTACGCCTGGCCAGATTCTGCATCAAAGAGAATTGCTGGTCCAGGTACACAGGGACAGATCGGCAGAGGGGGAAATATGCCTAGATTACGTGAGTCTGAAGAACTAAGAATCCTTAAGCCTACGCTATTTGAACAACTCAAGTGGGACGAGGAAATTAATGCAATTTTAAAGGAAACAATAGTTGACGAAGAATTGCTAGATGAGAGCTCGTTAAGCAAAATGTTAGGCAAGGAAAAGGGCGGTCAGAATTTAGTTCGTTGGATGCATAATAAGCATAAGCTGAGTAATGAAGCTGATCTACAACCAGCACCATTTAGCGAACGACTACTGTGGAAAGAGTTTAAGTCGAATCCTGATAACTTTGTTATCGTTTCAGCCACAGACGGTGTCGCTGGAATCAAACCTTACGAGAAATTCATTAAGGATAGAACCGCGGAGTTTGCTAAGAAGGGCAAGACTTATAACCCGGCCGGTGACAGCACTTTACCTTATCAAATTATCGCTTTTACCGACGATGGTCAGCAGGTTGATCCTGCACTATTGCGTCAGCCTACTGCACCCGGCGAAGAACCAGAGCAAAGACATCCGGACCCAACTGTTATGAAGGCACGTATGGGTAAGATTAGCGGCAAGGACATGCAGAATCCTAATAACACATTTAATCTGCTTGCAGATCAAATTGGACCACTAAAGACTGTATGGGTTGCAAGTAGTGCCATTGAACGTGGAAAGATGCAGAATCGTGCTGATATGAAGAAGTCGCCTGAAGTTGACGAAATGGCAGCAGTAAAGAAAATCTTTAAGAGAGTTCGTCCTGTTCTTAAGACACTGGGCAACCAAGCATTAAGCCAGATCAATAACAGAGCAAAGAGATATATTGACGGCGGAAACTTTGAAGGAGCACAAAAGATTGCTGCTAGCGGAAACAAATTAAAGCAGTTCCTAGCAACAATTGATACTTCCGGTGAGGTTGATCTTAATACATCGTATGGACATGGAATGAGATCTTTCACTGACCAGATTATCAAGGCAATTGCTGACGCAGCCGGGTCGCGCCCAGGTACAGACGGGTATAAGGATTTCTTACGTAGCGCATCAGAGGGTAATTCCGTAGCATTGAAGCCGGTGTTAGATGCTCTCAGGGATAATTTGGTGTCTCTAACATAATGCATTTCTTTTCGTTAATTGAGTCGTTACTTATGGAAGCTGCTGCCTTAACAAAAGGCAGCCAGCGTGTAATGAACGATAAGAATCTAGTTGCCAGTCTTGCTGATGCAATACGTGATGATGCAAGATCTCATCCTGCTGCATTTCCTGCAGGTTCGAGTAGAACATTTCAGAAAGCACCCGATGAACAATTGGCACAGTGGTTTTTAGAAAACATTGACAAAATTGAACGCGAAGGATACGAGAACGTAGTTTATTCTCGAGATGGTGTTAATAGCGAATGGATTGCAAGAAGATATATTGCAGGTAGTCATAACTGGGAAGATCTAACCGGTGTTATGAATATGAATTTAAGAGATTGGTATCTTTTAAAGAATAGAAATATGCTTGACCCTAATCATAAGGATCTATTTAAGTTTAATAGTGTGCGTGATGTTGGATATTACATGACAACCCACTATAAAGATAAGCTTGAAAAGATTAGAGATGCAGCAAAGAATGCAGCCAGAAATAAAATGGCTAAGAGCGTTAAGTTAGTAGATAATGATGAATATAGAATCTATACCACACTTAACCGTGCCGCCGGCTGCGCCCTAGGTCTCGGCACTCAGTGGTGTACAGCCAATTCACAGTACGGTGGGCACTTTCATACTTATAGCGGAAGAGCTATGTTATTTCAGTTATTTCCCTATGCTAAGGAAAAAGATAAGGAAGGTAACTTTGTTGATGTAAAGGACGAGGAAGGAAAGAGACAGCTTAGTCAAACTGAAAAATATCAGTTCGATGCCGGCGGTCCTAACTTCATGGATATTACTGATAAGCCGGCCAAGCCCGAAAGCGTAGCAAAACAGTTTCCGTATCTGTTTACAGATTTAGCAAAGGCCCTAAAGGATAATAAGACTAAAATGGAGCAAGCCTTTAAGGATCTTTCCGATGATCCAACATTGCAAGGCGAAGACTATAAAATTAAGACATACGAAATCGACGACGAAATTAAAAAGTTACACAAGTTCGTAGACAGGGGCTATTTCACTGACCAAGTACGCCCTAAAGCTGTATCATCGGCGGAATCTCCAGCCGGTGAACAGCCACAGCAGATTGGTCAAGAACCACCACAACCACAACAAGGACAACAAACCATGGAAAATGTAGACAAAGACGTAGCAGCAATGCTATCAAATCTTAAGAAGTATGATAAGCTTGTAGAATCGGTAGCACCTGTTCTAGGAATGAGGATGATTGGCGAAAAGAAAAAGCCCGATTTTCCTGATGTAGACAGCGACGGCGATGAGAAAGAAACTCTATCAAAGGCACTCAAGGATAAGGAAAAGAAGGAAGAAGTTGACGAGTCTGAAGAAAAGAATCCCTGGGAAGATCTAGCATCTAAGAAAAAGGATGACGAGTCTAAGACATCTAAGACATCTAAGGGCGGTACCGTTACTAAGACAGAAAAGGGTCTAGTACATAAGGCTGCTGATAAGAAGGAAAATGTCAAGGAAGGTGCTGACGAAGATGTCCTAGCATGGATGGGTCGTTTTGCTAAACTTGGCAACATGAAGGGTTACGGAAGGTAAATCGTGCGGCTCGGAGACTTCAGTGATGAGGCTGAGCCCGAAGAGGAGAAACCCTCTTCTAGTCCTAATAAAAAAGAATTAGAAGAGGCACTCGCCAGACTTCATCGAGAATTTCTAAGGGTTGATACTCTATTAAGAAATTTACCAGATAATAAGTAAAGGTGGCACACGGTGCCATTTTTCTTGACTATAGAATTGACTTTTCAGTAAGTATATGTTATACTCATAATAACTGGAGAGTTTATGTCCTATAAAGAAGAATTTTTACAGAGTTGTTTAATCTTAGATACTGAAACAAACTCTGACGATTATAAAATTGCTGAAATTATTGAATCCGGGTTCGTTATCCGTGAAAACGGTACTTGGACAATCTTTCAAGAATTGCATAAGCCCATTGATAGAAAAATTCCGCCTAAGGTGGAATCGATTTGTTATATCACAAACGAAATGGTTGCTGGTAAGCCGTCGTTTATTGATTCTGCAGATACTTTTCAATCTGTCATTAGCGGATATATCGATGGCTACTTAGTAGCCCATAATCATTTTTATGATATGCGTGTCCTAGAGAGGCACGGCATTGATACATCAAATCATACATGGATCTGTACATGGCGAATGGCTAAAAAGTTATTTAATGGCATTGAGAGTATTGAAGAGACAAATCTTCCATACCTAAGATTTGCATTAAAACTCGATGTACCCATCGAAATGATGTGCCATCGTGCAGGCAATGACTCATTCATTACAGCCAAACTATTAGAATGCTTCGTTGATATGATGGAAGAACTAGCACTTTTAGACAAGGATGCTCCATACGGACCGCAGATTGCGAAATGGGCAGCCGAGCCTATAATCTATGAGCGTATGCCGTTCGGAAAGCATAAGGGTGAGTTAATGACGTCGATTCCTCATAGCTATTGGCAATGGGGTATGAAGAATACAGATTGGTTCAACGAAGAAGCAGATAACTTTGACCCCGACCTTGCAGCTAGCATTCACAGAGCATTAGGTATTGATTAATGTATGGGATAATGACTCAGGACGGTCAATATGTTCTGTGTTGTAGATCCGGGACTAATGTTTATCTTCTTAAAAGTTGGGATCGTGCTGGAATGCCGGTTATGAGAAAGTTACCAATAGAAATTGACCAACCATTGCAGGATTTTATGACTGCATCCAATCGATATGATTTAGCTGTATTTGAATTTACAGAAGAACAAATAGAAGATTTGTTAATTAAGAAATTAAAGGGTTATTGACTGTTATTGTTTCTAACCGCGTCCATTGTCTGTGATGCGAGCATTCTAGATGCATTAGGTTCGTAGCGTTGAACCTTATGATTATAAGGTAGGCCGGCACCAGCCAGAGCATACTGAAGCCCTCTGTAACCGGGTGACTGAAGTTTTCCATCTTTAGGCAAGACATTATATTCTGGTTGCGGTTTATCTACAGGTTTTGTAAAAACAGGAACAACCTCTTCATTGAACCATTGCTTAAAATGGTCGTCATAGTATTTGGCATTCTTTTCCTTATACTTGACGTCTTCGGGATTGTAAAACTTGTCATATGATTGGCTTGCCTCTTTATAGAAGCGTGCCACAACATCAGTAGAACTTTCGTTTAGAATATCTTTTATCTTCATATCTCTATTTATCAATTTGATGTTAGCAAAAGTAGTATAAATATAGCTATGCCAAGAATAGAAAGCATTATAGGTAGTATCAACGACCATCATATTCAAATAATAAAAAATGCTGTTGATGCACTCTCTGCCGACCTTACTCTATCATTGGAAATAAACATAGACTCAGATGGCGGTGACCCAGATGCTGCAAGAGACATATTTTATCTTTTAGAAAATTACAGGAACAGGGTAACAACAATTACAAACGGTAAGTGCATGAGTTCGGCAGTGCTTATATTTCTTGCAGGTGATACTAGGATTGCCGGTCCGCGTGCCGATTTCATGATACACCCTACGAGTTGGACACTATGGGGTATGTATAAATTTTTAAAGAGTTACTCAAAGTATAATTCCGGTGATTTGACATTAACTATATCTGAAGTGTATACTATACAAGGTCAATTAAATACGGCTGTAAAAAGACTTACAGAAATTGAAGATTACACTGATGCGATCTTTGAAAGTAGAGCAAAGCTCACAAAGGAACAATTTACCGATAGAAGGTTGGTAAACACTGATCAACACTTTACACCAGAAGAATCTTTAAAATTCGGAATATCAACTAAACTTAACTAAGGAAATAAATGCAAAACGCCCTGATCCCCATTGTTGTGGAACAAACTGCTCGCGGAGAACGATCGTACGACTTGTACTCGAGAATGATGAAGGAACGTGTAGTTTTCTTCACCGGCGAAGTTGAAACAATGATGTGTAATGTAATGATTGCACAGCTTCTTTTCTTAGAGGCAGAAAATCCAGAGATGCCAATCAATATGTACATTAATAGTCCGGGTGGTAGTGTTTATGACGGCCTTGGCGTCTACGACGTAATGCAATATATTAAGTGCCCTGTCTATACGTATGTTACAGGAATGGCAGCAAGTATGGGATCATTTATTGCTCAGGCAGGAGCAGCTGGCCATAGATATCTTCTTCCACGCGCCATTACGATGATTCACCAGCCTTCGTCAGGTACACGCGGTAAGGTATCGGACATGGAAATTGATTTAATTGAAAGTCTGCGTATTAAGAGAGAAATGACTGAATTATATGTTAAGCATAATTCAAGAGGTATTAAATATGACAGATTTGTGGAACTTATGGATAGAGATAAGTGGCTTACGGCTCCGCAGGCACTTGAATTAGGATTGGCAGATCAAATTGTAGAGAAAAGAGCATGATATCGGTAACAGACAAAGCAAAAGAAAAAATTATAAGTGTACTGATTGACGAAAAGTCATCGTTGATTCGCTTCGGTCTGCAAGGTGGCGGGTGTAATGGGTTTACTTACTATTTTGCCGTCGAGTCCGAAAAGGCCGAAGATGACGTCGAGCTTCAATTAGACTCGTTACATACAATGATTATTGATAGTATGAGTATGATGTATCTCGAAGAGGCAGAGATTGATTATAAGAAAGATTTAATGGGTGAAACTTTTGTCTTTAACAATCCGAGTCAAAAGACAAGCTGTGGGTGCGGAAACTCTGTAGGGTTCTGATAAATACGTAGTTATTTAAAGGAACAGTATGGAAGAACCATCCAAGATCTTGCTAGGACTCGAAGGTATACGTGGTGTTTACGAATATGGGTTGGCTTGGGCGGTTAGTGTGCCACTAAACTATATCTCCCCGAAGGGCGATGGCCATCCCGTTCTTACAATACCTGGTTTAGGCGGTGCCGACGGGTCAACACATTACCTAAGAAATTTTTTAGATAATTTGGGATACGAATCATTCCCTTGGGGACAAGGAAGAAATCTTGGCCCGCGACGCGGTATGGATGAGTTGACAAAGCGTTTGACTGATTTAGTACAGAGCATCTATAGAGATACGGGCAATCAAAAAGTTAGTCTAATAGGGTGGAGTTTAGGCGGTATTTACAGTAGAGAAATAGCCAAACTATGTCCGGAGGTAGTACGGCAGGTAATTACTATGGGCTCTCCTTTTAAGCAGATTCCGACAGAATCTGCTGTAGGTAAACTTTATGAATTCTTGAGTAAAGATAAAAACTTTAAAGATAAGGGTATTATAGAACGTATTGCAAAACCGCCTCCTGTTCCGTTTACCTCAATCTATAGTAAATCTGATGGTGTAATACACTGGACATGTTCTATTGAAGAAACTGGTCCACTTACTGAAAATGTTGAGATACCTGGCGCAAGCCATCTAGGGCTTGGACATAATCCAATGTCTATGTATGTTGTTGCAAATAGGCTTGCTCAGCCCGAAGATAATTGGCGACCATTCTGTAAGTAATTAAAAAGCCGGCTTAGCCGGCTTTTTACATTATGTTGACATTATGTCACAATAATGTTACACTTAGTATAAGCTTATAAGTTTTATTAAAGGAATTATGGATAAAAATACATATGTGCCCATGAATGAACTAATTCGGGATAAAGATACATCTTGGACATTCACTCATCTAAATATCCCTTATTATGAAATTGCTAAACGTGGTATTGTTATTTGGTGTGTTGAAAATCTCGAAGGTCGCTGGACAATGTTAGGCGGCAATAAATTTGGATTTGAAGATGGAACTGATGCAACAATGTTTAGGATGCAATTCGGGCTCGGTATTTCATAACATAATAAATAGTTATATAATCACGAAGGAGAACATCATGTATGATACTGCTGAACTGAAGCAAAGACTTGTTATAATCAAGAACTCTGATCTTCTTGATGCGACTATCCTCGACGAGAATTATATGCACTTGGTGAGGGAAACTCCGAACCCCGAAGAACAACAGCAATTCTTGATATTGCATACACTGGCGCAGCGCAGAATTAAGCAACTGAAAGATTCTGATGACTGAGAATGATTACGAAAAATTTAATAATTTCTTCGGCAGAGAATATTCTGCAAGGTGTAGATTAGAGACCAATTTTGAAACTCATTCTACAGCAATGCATGTAATAGATTCTAGAATAACATTGACCACTGAGTTCTGCCGTTATTCGGGCTTAAAGAAATTTTTAGAAGATATCAATACGCTAGATGATATTCGGGAAGAAGAGTGGATTAGAAGGAACAATCCGCAACTTCAGCGTGCGTATGAAGAGTACCAGATTCTGTTAAAGTTAACAAGGTGATGATGCTTAATATTTCAAAAAATATATATTTTGGATGGGATGCAAGTGGTGGTAAATACGAGCTTCCTGAAGCTGCTGTAATTCCGCTAGGTGATTCAGCCAACGAAAAGCGTAAGATAGATGGTGCTGCTAGAAAATATTCCCGATTACAAGATCATGAAAATATTCCATTGCCGGGTTTTACACTCCATAAGACAGATAAGAAGAACTACGGATCCGTAGACCAAACATGGTTAGTTATTGATCCCAGGGGGTTTATGGTGAGGATTACTTCGTATAATCTTGAACAAATTCTGCATGTTACTGGGATTACAGAGGGCCTGATACAAGAGAAGTGTATTTGGGCAAGAGAAAATACAGAAACAAAGATGACATTAATTCCGGTAAGTTCTAAGAGTTATGTCGAGGCAGTAAGAAACACCGAACTCATCGAAGGTAAAGTTAGTCTGAAGGATGTATCGATTGGCGATACCGTACTCCTACAGAATAAATTACAAGGAACATACATGGGTGTAATTTCCCTGTATGGATCATTGCTCGAATCATTTAGTAACACGCTTACCCCGCAGATATTTTTAAGGCGGCAGGTTATCGAGGTATCTCCCGGCCGCTATCATTATCAAAGCGACGTAAAGATATTAAAGATTCTTAAAAAGTCCGATGCGCCATGGACTAGAGAAGAGTCTGTAAAGAAAATAACTGAACAGATACAGAAGGGCAATTCTTTCTTTAGCAGTAATTCTGATATGACTGGAAGATATTACGGAGTGCATGGAAAAATTATGCATGTGTCGCTGACAGCAGCACCTAAAGTAAATATTATGTTTGAGGAAGTTTCTAAGTCCGATGCTGAAACACTCTTTTACGAGTCGATGACTGGGACCACAGGCGATATTGGTATGCTATTATTGGAAGATGCCGGTAATGAAAGATACCTGGTCGATCATCCATACATATGGTCATCGCCGGGAACGTTTACATCTCCGCACTCATTTGAAATTTGTAGATTAAAACCTTTCGACATAAACGGGGTAACAAAGTTATCTTTATACGAACGCAGAAATTCCCAAATGTTCAATAGTACAAAGAAAATCTTATTATCGCTTGACAATTTTGTGAAATTCTATAAAATAGTCAAATACGTTAAGAACGAGACATACGTTTAATTAAGGGAAATATATGGAAAGAGAAGTTGATCTACAGAAATACTCAGAGTTCGTAGATGGTGTAACAAGTCAAGTAAGTAAAGATGACGAGTTATTCATTGCAAGAATTAGAGAACTATCGTCGCAAGGTGTACAAGTTGCTAGGTTGAGTACAGCAGGAATTGGGCTAGCAAGCGAAGGTGGCGAGTTTGATGAAATTGTAAAGAAGATCCTTTTTCATGGAAAAGATTATAACGAAGATAATGTATTTCATATGAAGAGGGAACTAGGAGATATTATTTGGTATTGGACAAATGCATGTATTGCGTTAGGTCTTGATCCCAACGATGTCATTGCAGAAAATGTTACAAAACTTGAGGCACGTTATCCAGGTGGAAAATTTTCAGTCTGGCATTCTGAAAACAGAAAAGACGGCGATCTATAAAGCTAAATGTGTCAGGCCGTTTATGCGGCCCGGAGACACGGAGCCAAACCATCACTACAGGCCATGGCTGGAAAGAGTGGTCGGAAAGCAGGCTGTGGCATGGGAATGGGAATTGCATCCCAATTCTGTAAACGATCTTGTAATTTGGTTTCTGTTCGATGAGCATGCTATATTATTTGAGCTAACATGGCCATAATTGTAAATCATTGGCGATATGAAAACGGCTGGTCTGATGTGCCGGTGTTACTTAGAAAAGATCCAGCAGAATTAGAAAGAGAATTTCGAGAAGAAATTGTAGGATGGCATTGTTGGGTATACCCCTCCAGCGATACAGATTTTGAGGGTTGGATGAAACAGAATATGAAGGGAAGGTACGATTGTACCTTTAGATTTAATTCTGGTAATCCTATGTATACGGTATTAATTTCCGATGATGAAGATGCAACACTTTTTAAGTTGACATGGATGTGAGAAGACTAAGCATAAAATCCTGGCCGTTTCAGATTGTAATTAAATCTGATAATAGTGATGTCGATGATTGGTGTGTTGAAAACGTGGGAAAGAGATTTTATGATTGGTACGAGTATTATACGCCCGACAGAGGAAGAATATTTGCCTTTAGGGAAGAATCATCATTGCTTATTTTTAAATTAAGATGGAACTAATATGTTAAAAAAGTATCTCCGTAGATTATTTGCTTGGTTTATGCTGGATAATGGTATAGAGGCAGTTCCTTCGAAGTATGCCAACAAAGTAAAGTCGATAGAAATTGACGGACCCATTGGTGGCACATCAGGATTGAATTTTACCGTGTTCAACGCAACCGGTGGAAAAGTAATACAGTTTGCAAGCTATGATCCGACGAGAGATCATAAGAGGGTAAGTCTGTATGTTGTTACAGATAAAGATAATTTAGGAGAGGAACTTGCCCAGATTATAACCAGAGAAGGTCTTAGTAGATAATGGATATAACAAATAAGAAATGGGCGAGCCGCCTTCTAAGGATGGCTAAGGAAATAGCAGGCTGGTCCAAGGATGACTCAACCAAAGTGGGGGCAGTTATTACTACTCTAGAGGGGAGACCTGTTTCCTGGGGATTCAATGGGATGCCAATGGGTGTGGATGATACAAAACCTGAGCGCCATATTCGACCTTATAAATATAAGTGGATGGCCCATGCAGAACGTAATGCCATGGATTTGGCTTCAAAGTCGGATTTAAGCGACTGTGTAATGTTTGTCACATTTTCACCATGTACCAACTGTGCTCAATCAATCATTCAGCGCGGTATCAAAACGATCGTAGTGGATGAGGATCATATCGCGGAAAAAATGCCAGAACGGTGGCAAGAGGATATGCTAGTGGCACAGGAAATGTTGTTAGAAGCCGGTGTTAGAATACTTGCGGCAGCACCGGATCCTATCAGTTGACACGATTATTGACTCGTAGTAAAATATAGACTCAACAACCCAACTTTATAGAAAGTGTAATATGAACAAGCAAGTCACCCCCAAGGTTACTCCGGTGAACCTGAAGGAGCAAAATGCGGCTCATACCTTCCGTGTTACGATTCGAGATCGTGAGCATTTCTACAAGCTCGTTAACTGGCTGAATACAAACGTCGGCAAGGGTGAAGATAAGTGGACCATGGAAGGCCGTGTGCTGAAGACACTGAAGCAAGGCAAGTCCGTTAGCCCCAAGATCTACATTTTCCGAGAGGATTTTGATCCGGCAAGCTCTCTGTACCTTAGCCTTCTTTGATGATATACCAGAAGAATGTAATTTACACAACTTGTGGGGCCGTAGTCCTTCTTAAGTTTGTTGAATCCTTTGGCTTCGAAAAAGATTCGGAGGCATTGGTAGTAAATAAACTTAAGGACGACTTTTCCTTCAAAATAAGGACTCTCTCAGGGCAGGAATATCTCATTTCTGCTAGATATAATTCAGAGGCTTACAGAAACAGCGATTCCTTGGACGTGTTTGTCCAGGCTATGTTTGATAAGTGGAAGTTCATTCATCAGGAGAAATAAATGAGGCAACAAGGAAAATGTATTATCGGCGATCCAATTCAAGTCGATAGCTATACCGCAGGATGGATGTCGGTGCGCATGCATCCTACTTCCTATTACCGCCGGCAGGATGAAATCCAGGCAAGCCTTAATAAGACCAAAGGTCTATATACAGAAATCGATCAAGGTCAGTTTGTTGTAATTCGATTTTCTGAAAAGGATGACGTCACTGCTTTCCATAGAAGTCATCACGAATACATATGACAAAATTGCTTCATACTCGAACGAAGATATTCTTTGCCAAACCCTATGTGGCAAGACTCGAGTATGAGACCGATGTTCCGATGGAGAAGGCCCAGGCAGATTATAGAAAGATTATAAGAAATGCCTATAAGCTGATACAAGGGACATGGGGATATTCTCATCTCGAGCTTGAGCAGACAAAGACATCCGGGGATCAGAATCAGGGTCAGATTGCGGCTGTAGCAGGGTTCAACGGAATGAACCAGATGCAAATATTGCAATCCATATTTGATGATGGTACAAAATTTATACCGCGTGGATATTTCTGCTTTAAAGACGAAATGGACGCCCTTCAATTCAGGCTGTCTGTTGAGACAAGGGCCATCCAAGTTTATATGTGGCCGGAAAAGTGGTTTACAATACACGAGGTAGTAGAAACGGATGAACAGTGATCTATATATCGACGAGTTTAGAAACTTCAAATACCTAAAAAGTAATCCTGCCACCGTACGTTTCTATAAAGAATCGGCATCCAGAATAAATTCAGTGCAGCCATGGAGGGATCTACGTGATCCGAATTATCAATGGCCGTATCGTGTTGAATTCCTAGAGCAGGTATTTGATTTAAGAAATAATTCGATCTATATAGTCGACGAATTTTTAGAAATGTCAAACACACCTGCGGCAATATATAACAATAGACACGGCGAATGCACCCTGATAGAAATAAACAACCCGGTTATATATAAAGGAAATCCAGTTCAGCCACATTTAGGAATTTACGCAGACGCAACCGATGTAATTGATATTGAAAATTTTCCTGCAGATTATATTCTTTGTTCTCGAAAACATTATTTCACACCGGAGGATAGATTATCCGGTCACGCCATTAAAGTTTCTGCCTCTCCGTTAGTCCCTCATTCTGGATATTCTGCCGTATTCTATAATAAAGAGTATGCAGAAAAATATCGATGTGCCTTATCTGAGGCTATACGCAAGAATAATGATGCAGTGTCAGCAATAAGTATTCTCCTTTAAGGTAGGCATAAATACACAGCATATGAGGAGTTTACATGCACCCTTTTCTTGACACCAGTAAATTAACCGATGAAGAAATTATTGAAAGAATAGGAAAAGCATATCTCTATATGAACGCACAAGTAGCGTTAGGGCATAATCCGACAGTCCTTAGTATTAAGGAGATAATTCAATCTCTGGAAGATGAACGTCGCAAGCGTATGCAACATAACATGGACGAAGAGTTCAAAAGAAAATATCCCGACGATACTAAACCTATTGAATTAGGAAAATTAGAAGAATAATGGAGAGATATGATTAAACGCGGTAAGCATCTTATTAAGAGTCACATGACTCTCGATTATGACTTTACGGGAATACGACTCCAAGAGGGTACATTAACACCTGTAGATTGGAAGTTATCTGTGGACCTAGTTGCCACAGGAAAGAAAGGTAAAACCAAAGAAGAAGTAGAACACGATTCGGGTCTTACTTTTCAGAAGATTTATTTTTGGCTAGACACAAATCTTCCACAGATTCTTATGGTCGATGTTAGCAGCGAATATGACTTATTTCTTGCTAATCTTTCTTCTAACATCACAATGTATTGTCCAACCAACCCCGGTGATGATATAATTATACAGCTACTTCATTCTAAGATATCTGTCCTTGCAGGGGATGATTTGCTTGTCGGTGAACTGAAACTTAAGGGGTCGGATACATCTTTACAATATACCTTTGATTGTAGTGATACCGAGTATGAATTACCGGCAACTACCGCCGAGTATTATACAGAGAGTACAACACGCGACGAAATACCGTGGTGGAATAGAGACGACGGATTTTGCTTCGAGTTTGTAAGGCCTATAGATACAAAATTATCTGATGAAGAATTGTTTAAAGACATTCAAGACCCACTAGATGATTTCCGTAAGGTTATGTCGGAGATGGTTGATACTCATATAGGTTTTGTTAGGGAACCCGCAAAGATTGTTCAAGTCGAAAAATGGAAACCAAAGACAGTTTAAAAATAAACATGTACGGACAGGCTATTCTGTCGAGTAAAAATTTAAGAGAATTATTACTCCAAGGAAAGAATATAAGTCACCTAAATGTTGTATTCGACGAAGAAATTAAGCTATTTCAAGAATACCAATCTTCTCTACTGCCAGAAACAATTACTTTTCTTGATGCACCTGAGGAAGTATTAACATTTGATGAGTTTCACGAAAGGTGTGCAGATGAATGGATTTTTCCCGTTGTCTATCAGCAAATCGATGTCCATTCGTGGCTAATTGATAAATGTAAGACACAACAAGAAATTGATCGTGTAAATGAGGAATTTGTCCTTTACGAGGAACGTAATTTAATTATGCTCTTACGCTTGTTTATATTTCTAGTAGATTACATGAGAAAGAACAAATTCGTATGGGGCGTAGGTCGTGGCTCCAGCGTTTCTTCGTATATACTATACTTAATAGGCGTACATAGAGTAGACTCGTTAAAGTATGGGCTTGAAATTAAAGATTATTTGAAATAAGGAAAATAAGAAAATGAGCAGACATGTAAGTTATAGAGGTCTTACTATTGATATGGATTCTTTACGCCGTGAAAATGAAAAAACTCCGGCAATTGGAAACATGAAAGTCAATGCTAAGGGAGATCAAATCAATCGCGGTGTTGTAACAAAGACAGCAGATCAGATTGCTAGAGAAAATCATCGTGTGCAGACAGCGGTTATAAATACCGGTCTCAAGGGCAAACAGCCAGATACCGCAGGAATCTCTGTAGATCCCGTAAAGCCTGTACCAAAGGCAATTAAGACTACACCAGAGAAGAAGGTAGTTGAAAGAGAACTGCCATCGGGCGATATTATTATCGAAGAAGGGAATACAAGTGAAAGCTAAAGCATTAAAAGGTAAGGTTCTTGTTACTGATTTAGAAAGAGGTTCCCGCGTCGTGCGTGGAATTATTATTCCCGATGATAACGGTAAGAGCGAAGGTATTCGCCCTCGTTGGGGGAGAGTATACTCAGTCGGCGAAGACATCAAAGATATCAAGGTAGGGCAGTGGATCCTTATTGAAAACGGTCGCTGGACCAGAATGCTGAAGGTTAAAGACGACGCAGGTGCCGACATCCAGCTATGGGGTGTCGAGTGGCCACAATCTGTAATGTTAGTTTCTGATGAGGATCCCGAAACTGAGATTTTCTCCGTCTTTACAAGTTAACGAAAGGGACGCTTGTGAAAG